TCGACGGCAAGGAACCGTACCTGCCGCGCGTCTACCGGATCAGCCCCGAGCGTTTCTTCATGGATCCCGCCGCCGAGAGCGTGGAGAACGCCCGGTACATGGGCCATTGCTACGCCATCGACAAGAACGACCTGATCGCCAGGGCGGAATCCGACCCGTCCTGGGATCTCGACGCGATCATGGACATCCCTCCGAACACGGACCTCCACGAGGTCCGCGACGAGGAGGGACGCAACGTCGAGGACCGGCAGGAGATGGCCGTCTACGAGGTGTGGGTCCCCGAGGCCGACCAGGCCGCGGCCGAAATGATCGACGAGGTCATCGGACCGGGCATGGTCAACGGGACCATCTACACGTTCGTCAAGGGCCGCGCCAAGACGAGCAAGTTCGAGGGCTACATCCGCAAGCCGATCCCGTACTTCGGCCCCCGCCAGGGTCCGTACACGGTGTTCGGGGTGTACACCGTCCCCGACGACCCGTACCCGCTGTCGCCGCTGATGGCGATCCAGTCGCAGGTCAACGACCTCAACGCCCACCTCGTCAGCGTCCGCTCGAGCGCCGCCAGCTACAAGCGGCTCATCATGGTGGACTCGAGGAACCACAAGCTGGCGCAGGACATCAAGGACCGACCCCACGACTACATCGTCCTGTCCGAGTCGCTCGACAAGGACAAGGTAGTGAACCTCGAGATCGGCGGCATCACGCCGCAGCAGGTTCAGTACTCGCAGATCGCGCAGGACCGCCTCGACCGGGTGTCGGGAATCCACGACGCCATGCGCGGAAACATCCAGGGCGCGGCGACGGCGACCGAGGTCGCGGTAGCCGAGAGTAGCGCCACCATGCGGATGGCCCACCTCAAGCGGCAGTTCCAGGAGGCGGTCGACGACCTCGGTCGCGCCGTCTGCTGGTACATGTGGCACGATGACCGCGTGGTCCTTCCCCTCGGCAAGGAGGGCGTCGCCGCCCTGCTCGAGGCCAACCCCGTGTTCCAGGGCGGAGTCCGCATGCCGGGGTGGGAGGATCTCGAGGTGTCGGTGGATGCCTACAGCATGGAGCGGGTGAGCGAGTCGCTCGTCCAGAAGCGGGCGATGGAGCTGCTCCAGATCACGACGTCCGTCGCCCAGGGCATGGTCGCGATGCCTTTCGTCAAGTGGCGCGAGATCCTGTCCGTGGTCGGTGACGCACTCAACGTCCCGCATCTGGCGGAACTGATCGACCAGAACGCGATCGCCCAGATGCAGCAGCAACAGCAGCAGATGCAGGCCGCCGAGGCACAGGCTCCCCGCCCGGCGTCCGACAGGCGGAACGCAATGGGTGAGCCGAATCCGATTCCCGCCTCGAGCATGGCAGGGATCGCAGGGGCGGCGAACAGGGCATGAAGTACGAGTTCACCGACGACGATGGAAATCTGATCGAAATTGAAATGCCGATGCGCGATGCGCCGAGCATCGGCAGTATCATCGAACGTGACGGGAGGCGTCTGACCCGCATCGCCAGCGCGATGCAGGTCGATCCGGGGACAAATCGTTCGCAGTATCCGTACGTGAGCAACTCCTTGCCGAGGAACCTCACGGGCTGCAAGACGACGAAACTCGGGAAGCCGATCGTCGAGTCGAAGCGCCATGAACGCGAAGTCATGGCGCGTCACGGATACGAGAAGGACTGATGACCTCAGAACCCGACATCGAGCGTGAACTGCCCCAGGCCGACGAGGCCGTAGCGGCCCCGCAGACGGAAGCCGTGCAGGATGCTGCACCGGACAACTCCGCCGCGGAGGACGCCGTACTCGACCGTCTGCTCGGCATCGACGAACCTGCTCCACGGCAGGTCGAGCGCACCCCGGAACCGTCTGCTCCAGCGAATGATCCCGACTTCGATCGGGCGCTGAAGGCATTGCAGCGCGACGGGGTTCCCGCAAGCGTCATCGAAGGCATGAGGACCGATCCTTCCGCATTGAAGGAATGGGGACTCAAGGCCGCGAAGCGCCAGGCGGACGTGGATGCCTTCGGATCCAAGGTCGCGAAGGCGAAGGCCGATGCGACCGAAGCGCCGAAGGCGACCGAGTCCAAGCCGAAGGATTCAGTCGAATCGGACGATGGAGAGGCGGACGCCGATCCGTTGTCCGAGTTCGGTGAACTCTTCGGTGACGAGGCCGCGAAGCCGATCCGCTCGTTCGCAGACAAGCTGCGGGCGGAGTTCGACGCCAAGGCCAGGGGACTCGAGATCAAGTACGAGACGCAGGCGGCGTACAGCCGCATCGCGTCCCAGTACGGCAAGGACGCACCCTCCTTCAATGACATCACGGAGGTGGCCGCGAGGGTCGGGCGCGAGAATCCCGGCAAGTTTGAAAACATCACCGAGATCGTCGCCGAGGCATTCCGCCTTCGGGCGGGCGAACCGAAGAGGACAGATCCCCGCGCCATCGCGCGGCCGACCGTCGGCAAGCAGCCGCCGCGTCCGGTCCGCGAGACTGACCGCGAGGACGTGATCCTCGACGTTCTCCTGTCCGGCGGAACGCGCGCCGACGCGCTCAGAGCAGCAACACGCTAAGGAGAGGCATCGATGCCTTCCATCCAGACCTTCAACGACTTTATGACCTCGACTGGTCCGGCGTACCTCACGTCCGCCGACCAGGTCATCAACGAGGCCGTCAAGAACACCTACGCATTCTCCCGCCTCCTCAAGGGCAAGACCTCCGAGCAGACCATCCAGGGTGGCACCGAGATCCGCGACGTCATCATGTTCGATGACTCGCGCACCTACGACCACTACCAGCCGAACGACACCTTCACCTGGCGCAACCCCCAGGTGACCGACTACGTGCGCGCCCCGTGGCGGTTCCACATCGACCACATGAGCTGGACCGACGCCGAGGTCGAGCTGAACACGGGCGAGACCGCCGCCAGCACCAAGGTCGCCTACAAGCGGCTGAAGCGCATCAAGGAGCAGCGCATGTGGACCTCGATGCTCAACGGCTTCGAGGAGGATCTGTGGGCCGTGCCTTCGATCTCCGGCATGGAGGACGAGTCGGGCAAGCTCCCGTACTCGCTGCCGTACTTCATCAGCGAGATCGGTCAGAACTTCGGCGGATCCCTCGGTCTCCGCGGAACGGCTCCGTACACCGGAACGTCGAACGCATCGACCACGGTCATGCGGATCAATCCGTTCACCGAGAACCGCTGGACCAACTGCATCGAGCTGTACGACTCCGCGAAGCTCAACCCGCAGAACTCGGCATGGGGTGACGTCGGCAGCCACGCGCTCGACGGCGACACGGTCTACAACCAGAGCGGAGCCCAGGCGAACTACCGCATCGGCAACCTCTTCCATGCGTTCGACACCATGATGATGCGGCTCAAGTACGAGGCTCCGTCGACCCGGACCCAGTACTTCGAGAACCCGAACCTCAACCGGCAGATGATCCTGTCGTCGCGGCTCGGCGTCCAGCAGTACCGCAACGCGCTCCGTCTCTCGAACGACACCCTCGTGTCGTACCAGGACGCGGCGTACTCGAGTCCGTCCTACGCGGGCATCGACGTGACGTACTGCTCGGATCTCGACACCGCGGCCATCTTCGCGGCGTCACCGACCAGCACGACCACGACCGTCGCCCAGACCCTCACCGGGTACAACGGCGCCGACGCCGATGCATCGAACGGTGCGTTCGTCAACTTCGGCACCGAGGACGGCGCGTACACGATCTGCCGCGGTCCCCGCTACTACTTCGTGAACGGCAACTACCTCACGCCGATCTTCCACAGCCGGCGCTACTTCAAGCAGCACGAGGTTCTCCGCCACCCCAACCAGCCGTTCACATACGTCCAGCCGGTTGACTGCTGGTCGAACCTGTTCTGCAACAGCCGCCAGCGTCACGGAATCGTGTCGCCCCTCGCCGCCACCGGCACCTGATAGAAAGGAACAACCAACATGATTCCCGGAATCCTCACTTCCACAGGCAACCTCGGAGGACTCACCCCTCACCAGATCGTCGTCAAGCCGATCTGCGGTGAGGCGTTCTCCGCCGGCGCTCTGGTCAAGTTCGACCTGGCGGATGCATCTGCATCGACCGATCTCGCATTCCTCACCGACCTCGACAACAAGAAGAACCCCTTCAACGTTGTGGTCAAGGCTGATGGCGGCGAAGAGGTCGGCATCTTCGGCGTCGCGCTCGAGGCGGGCGTCGTCGGCAGCCGCGTCAGCGTCTGCATCGATGGACTCGTGGATGCGACCGTGACCACCACGACGACCACGAACCCATGCACCGCCGGCACGACTCCGCTGATCCCGAGCGATGGCGTGCTCATTCCTGCGCCGGCAACCCGCACGGCAACCGATGGCGTGGCGATCGCCATTCCGTTCACGTCGTCGACGACTACCCAGACGCTGACCATGAAGGTCCTTCTTCACGGCTATGCGTTCGGACTGACCTCGGCGTGACCTGACAACCATTTCCGGGTGGCCGTGGGAAACCACGGTCACCCGCTTCCATGCTGACATACGGCGGACTCAAGCAGCACATCGTGCTCGCGCTCGGCGGACAACCGTCGGTCGTGACGGGTGTGACGCGCGATCAGAGGATCGCCGAGATCATCAACCAGGCAGGGAACTACCTCTTCAGCAAGCCGTGGAAGTTCCGGGAGCGCACCGCGCGTCCCGTGAGCCTGGTCGCCAACCAGAACTGGGCGGCGCTTCCCGGGGACGCGGAGGAGATCCTCAGCCTCGTATGCAAGGCAGGACTCGGATGGCGGGTCGAACTGACCAGCCCGGAGCAGATCGAACTGTTCCGAAACAGCACCGAGCCCGCGATGCTCGACAGCGTGTTCTACGCCGCGATGTCCCGCCCCTGGGCCAAGGCAGACGGCACGACCCCGCTCAACCACGCCACGGATCCGATGCCTGCGGTGAGGCTCGACCTCTATCCGACTCCGCAGACAACCACGTCGGATTCAATCATCCTCCGCTACCGTTCGGGATGGGTCGCCGTAAGCGACTCCACCTCGTCTGACTACAACATTCCTGTCCCCGCATACGTCGAAGCTCTGCTCATTGCGTATGCCCGGGCCTTTGCGCTCGCCTATGAAGACGAAGGTCTTTCGGCGCGGCTCATCGAGATCGACAACGGCCCGGTGTACAACTCGGCCGCGATCAAGGATGGAATCCAGCAGAGGGATTACGGGAGGTTGCTCCCGAATCGTGTGAGCCCCTTTCGTCGCGAATCCGATGCGGTATCGGCGGGGCTTCTTGGGGGGTCCGGGGTCCTAACCCCTGCGACCGCGTGCAGCAACATCCGATGGCGGGGACCCTGGAACGGATCCGAGCAGTACGCGGTCGGTGACGTCGTTTCCATCGGGACACGGATCTACATCGCCGTCACGGCGAACAGCAACGTCTCTCCGCCCGCATCCCAGTGGGAGGTGATGCTCGAGGCGCAGACGGGTCCACAGGGTCCGGAAGGACCTCCGGGAGAATCCGCAGCCAGCGGAGCTGCCGGCGGCGACCTCAGCGGCACATACCCGAATCCTTCCATCGCGAACAACGCCGTCACGTTCGCCAAGATGCAGGACGTGGAGGCGGCAAGCCTACTTGGTCGTTCCACAGCATCGAATGGCGACACGCAGGAGATCAAACTCTCGGCGTCATTCGTGTGGGGTACTGCGGGCGGTAAGCCGCAACTGTCCATCGCCACGGTGTCGGACCCAAACAAGGCCGACGCCAGCCTGAACCTGACGGCTGGAACTGGTCTTTCTGGCGGTGGAGACCTGAGCGCGAGTCGATCGTTCGCCGTCGACTTTGCGGCAAGCGGAACGACCAGTTCGACCAAGGCTGTCCGCGCCGACGACTCCCGCCTGTCGGATGCCCGTACCCCGACGGCGCATACCCACGCCATCAGCGACGTGACTAGTCTCCAGACC